ATGAAGCCGTTGCCCAGCATGCCCAGGCCTGAGCCCACCATGCTGCCCAGGCCCGTGGGGCCGGCGATCATGTTGCCGCCGATGTTCTGCAGCGTGGAAAGGCCCAGGCTCTGCCCCAGGCTGCTGTTGACCAGTTGCAGCCCCAGCGAGCTGCCCAGCCCGCCATTGAGCAGGTTGGCGCCCGCGCTCAGCAGCGAGCCGAAGCCGCCACCCGCACCCGCCGCGCCCGTGGCAGCAGACGCGGAGCCTGCAAACCCCATGGCACTGGTGAACGCCCCGGCGATGGGGTTGACGATGGCCTGGATGACGGGCCGCAGCACCATGCTGCGGAAAAGGCCCTTGATGTATTCCCAGGCCGACTTCCCGCCCTGCATCAGGGCGTCAGAGAGGGATTGGCCGATCTGGTCTGCCGTGCGCTGCCAGTCGCGGGCGGCTTCGTCTGCGGCCTTTTGGTTGGCGTCGATGACGGCGCGGTCGGCAATCAGGGCGCGCAGCTTCTGGCGGGCCTCAATCTCGCGCTGCACGGCCAACCAGGGCTCGCTGCCCTCCTGGTATTGCGCCTGGCGCTCTTTCAGCCGCTCCATGGCCACCAGCTCGATGGCCTCAGCCAGGCTGATGTTCATGGCGCGGGAGAGGTCTGATGCCTCGGCCTCAGCCTGCAGGCTCTTGATGCGCGTGTCCACGCTGGCCAGCGCGGCGGCTGCGGCGTCGCGCTGCTCTTTATCGAAGTCGGCGATGGCCTTTTCTTCGGCGCGGCGGGCTTCCACGCGCGCATCCGCCAGGGCCTTGGCGCCCTTGGCGGCTTCCTTGTCGGCGATAAGTTGCCGCTCGGTGGCGGCCAGGTCAGAAAGCTTGCCGTTCAGCACCGCCTTCTGCGGGTCTGTCAACTTGATAAGGCCGGCGGCCAGGTCACCGTCGAGCTTGATTTTCAGGCGCTGCGCCTCCGTGAGCGCCGTGCCCTGCTCCAGCTCCAGCTGGCCGGCACTGATGCGCTCCTCGATGCTGACGCGCAGCTTGTCGTACGCCTCTTGCTGCTTGAGCTGGGCGGCGGCAGCATCCTCCGCAGCCTTGCGGCGGGCTTGTTCGCCGGCGATGTCGATGACGGACGGGGCGCCTACGGCGTTGGGCGGGTTGATGAAGCCGCGGCCGGCGCCGGCGTTGGGGCGGCCCAGGGCTGCGTCCAGCGCGGTGCGGGCTTTGAGGGATTCGCCCTGCAGCTCGCGCAGTTTGTCGAGGGCGTCCTGCAGTTCCTTCTGCAGGCTGGAGCGGTTAAAACCGGTGACGTTGGGGCTGCTCAGGCGGCCTTCCAGCCTGCCGATTTCCTCCAATGTGGCCTGCACGCGTGCGTCTTTGAATTGCGACATCAGCAGCGTGAAGAAACCGGACAGCACGCCACCGTTGGCGCTGAAGCGCAGCATCATGGAAATGCTGTCGTTCAGCGCTGGCAGGAAGTCTGAAACCAGGGCACGCGCGGCGTCCGTGATGTTGGTGCTCAACTGCGCCATCTGCTTGCTGAAGCGCTCAGCTTCGGCCGCCTGCTGCGATGTGACCCCGGCATTTACTTTCCCAGCGGCGGCCAAGTCATTCAAAAATGGCGCCGCTTGCTGCACGCTCTTGCCGAACAACTCCTGCGTGATGCGCGCCTTGTTGGCATCGTCCGCAAAGCCGGCCAGCGCCACAGCGGTCTGGCGCAGGGCCTCTGCCGGGTCCAGTTGGCGCAGTTTGGCGGCCTGCAGGCCGATGGCCTCCAGCGCGATGCTGGCGCCGTTCTTGCCATCCGCTTCCTTCAGCGCGCTGTTGAACTTGACCAGCATGCCGCCCACTTGGTCCAGCGTGGCGCCGTTGCGGCGGGCTACCTGGTCGAGCTTGCTGATTTCCTCGATGCTGGCGCCGGTGGCGTCGGCCAGGTCGTTCATGGCGTCTATGGCGTTGACCGTGCCGCGCACGAAGGCCGCGATGCCGCCCACGCTCAGGGCGCCGGCCAGGGTGGGGGCCAGGGTGTTCAGGGCGTTGCGCACCGTGTCCACCTGGCCGCCGAGCTGGCCCATGCTGCCCACCACGCGCTGCAGGCCGCCCTGCACGGCCTCAGCGCCTTGCAGGCCGATCTTGATGCCGATTTCAGAGGTGGCCATCAGCGTGCGCTCCGTTCCTTGGCCTGGCGCTGGCGGCGCCACTCCGCAAGGGTTTCGTCTTCCAGGATCTGCAACTCAGCCAGCACTTCCGGCACCCGGGGGCGCTGCACCAGGCGGCGCATGCGGATGAGACTCTCCACGCCGGCGTAGTCGAGGCCCGTGGGGCCGTCGAAGCCCACGCGCCACTGTGTGCGGCAGGCGGCGAAGACGCCAAGCACTTCTTCGTGCTCGGGCCAGAGGAAGAACAGCGGCTGACGACGCGTTGACGCTTGATCCACGGCCACAAGGCCGAAGGCGGCCAGCGCCGCGGCGGTTTCGTCGTCAGCGTTGGCGGGGTCTTCGTCATCGGATTCGGGCGGCGCGTCGTCATCTTTTCCTCGGACCAGCTGACCACGGGCGAGCAGACGTGCCGCCTCTCTCAGTGTTTTTCCTTGCCCTTGACGCCGCAGGCCTCGATGTAGGCTTTGAAGATCAGCCCGCTCATGCCCACGATGTTGAGCAGCGCGGCCAGCGCCGTGGGGTGGAAGGCCAGCTCGGCGCCGGCGTCGTCTTGCACGCCCGTCCAGTCCTGCACCACGCCGGTGAGGAATTCGGGCACGGTGCGCTCGTCGCTTTCCACCTCGGCCTTGAGCTGGTCAGCCGGCAGGCGCTTGCAGATGAGCGTGAAGCCGAAGGGCAGCATGCGGCCGCCCGCATCGGGCAGGCGGCCGGCCACGGGCACGGTGATGGTGTCGGAAATGACCAGGCGGAATGCCATGCGCGCGCCCCCGGTTACAGGCAGACGAGTCGCAACTCGTCATTGCCGGCGGTCGTTGGAGTAAAGCGCAGGTTCTGGCCCATGTGCACGTCGCCCTCGTATTCGGTGTCACTTGGGTCGATACGCTGCACCTGGGGTGCGTGCAGGATGATGCCCACGCCGGCGCCCGTCTGGTGCGTGAAGCCCAGCGTGGTGTTGGTGTTGCTGTTGATGTCCGTCATGAAGGACACCTCCTGCGCGGCGGTGAGGTCCAGCTGCATGCTGCCCTGGACGTTGCGGTCACTGATCTGCACGGCCTGGCCGCCCAGCAGGGCCTTGCGGCTGACGGTGTTCTGCAGGTTGATGCTGAGGCCGCGGCTGGGGTACGTGGTGCCACCGGCCAGCGCGCCGGCGCTGTAGGTGCAGCCCAGGTTGATGTCACCTGTGTTGACATCGCTGACCACCTGCGGGGCGCGGAAGGCGGTGAGCGTGACGCTGGGGTCTGCCGTGGCGGTGCGGCCACCGTCCAGGCCCACCAGGCTGAAGCGCAGCATGGGCGCGGCGCCTTCGTTGAGCATGATTTCCACGTTGCCCATACACCCCAGGGCGACGCGGCGCACGCCGTCCAGGTGGTAGTAGATGGTCACGCTGGAGAAGCTGGCCGAAACGGGCGTGTATTCCACGCGGGCCGGCGTGGACAAGACGCTTTCGGCCATGCCGCAGGCGCGCAGCACCGGCGCCCAGGCGGGGGCGGTGCCGGCGGTGCCGCTGTTGGCGAGCTCGATCTCGAAGTTGATTTCGACGAAGCGCGTGCCGGCGAGCTGGCCGGACCCGCCAAAAAATGGCCTGATGAAATTTCTTTCAACGTTGTTGTAGGCCAAATTGAAGGTGGCGTTGCTCACCAGCATGGCGTTGCCCGCGCCGGTGGGCACGCTGTCAACGCCGTAGGTGACCTCGGTTTTGACCAGGATGGCGGTTTTGCGAATCAGGCGGGGCATGGTGCTTATTCCTCAGCGGCGGGGTTGGGGGCGGCGGCGGGCGCGGCGGACGCATCCACCTCGGGCAGGCGCTGCCATTGGCCATCGGCCCACGTCCAGCGTCCGCCTGCGGGCGGGGTGCCCACTGGGTGGGTGGACGGGGCGGCGGCGGTGGTGTCAGGGGCGGCGGTCTTGGTCATGGGTTACGTCCAGGCGGCCAGCGTGGTGCTGGTGGTGCGGTGGTTGACGGTGAGGTTGATGACGGCGGCGACCACGGGCGTTTCGCCGTCGTCGAGCTGCCAGTCGATGGCGGGCTGCATGCGCACGTCAATGGCGCCCAGGCCGGCCGGGCTGACGGTGGACAGGCGCTGCCACACGGCTTCGAGCAAGGCATCCACAGCGGCCATCGGGTCAGCCGCACCGTTGGCGGCGCGGGCTAAGCACTCCACCTGCACCTGGGTTAGCCAGTCATACGGCCCGCCCAGGATCTGCGGCGTGTTGGCGCGAGACTGCACCAAGCGCACCACCACGGCCTGGCTGAAAGCCGCCGACACGGGGCGCGTGGTGTTGACCTTGACGTTGCCGCTGGCCACCGCAGGCGCGGCCATGAGCGCGGCGACGATGGCGGCCTGGATGCCGAGGTGGGCGCTCATGTCAGGCGCGCTCCAGCATCAAGGTGCTCACCCCGGTGCCGTCAGGCTGGTGCACGGCCACCAGGTAGCTGGTGCCGTTCACCACTGCCGTCTGGCCCACCGGGTCAGCCGCCAGGCCGGCCGTGGGCAGCGTGAGCATGGGCCGGGAAGACGACATGCCCACCAGGCCGACCTCGGCCGCTTGCCAGCCGTTGTCGAAAATGGCCGCCACCGGTGCGCCGCCGTTGATCTGGGCCTGGGTGTTGGCCAGATGCGCGAAGACCGCGTTGTTCACGCGGGCTTCGAGGGCGGCGAAGTTGGCGGGCATGGCGGCGCGGCTGCGGCGTCAGGGCGGCGCCAGATCAGGTGGCGGCGGCCAGGTAGCGGCCCAGCTTCATCAGCACGGTGGCGCTGGGGTTGGCGGCGCCAGCCACGGCGATGCCCACGCACACCTGGCCGGCACTGGTCTTGTTCACCACGGAGTTGGCGGCGTCCCAGAACAGGCGGTCGCCCACGCTGATGGCCAGGGCCGATGTCTTGGCGATTTCGACCACGCCTTCGGTGATGAACTCGCCAGCGGCGCCGTTGGCCACTGCCGAAGTGGCGACGCCGAACAAGCCGGCGCCAAACATGAAGCCAGCCCCGGCGGCCACGTTGGCGCTGGGGGTGAGGGTGAGAACGTCGCCGTCCTGGGTGTAATTGCGCATGATGTCCTCTTGATGTGAAGTGAGGTGCGTTGGAAGGTGAACTCAAGGCCTGGAGGCGAGCCTTGGTGCGGGGCTTTGCAGCCCCACACCAGAGCGCTGCCGATCAGGCGCCGTTGGCCTTGTAGAGGCCGCGGAAGTCGATGGCCTTGGCGCCGAAGTCCAGCCGGCACTTGTAGGAAACGCCGTCCGTCTCGAAGCCGACATCGCTCTCGATGACGGGGCCTTCGGCGCCGTCCAGGTAGCAGTACTCCACCGTGTCCACCTGGGAGGTGGTGGCGGCCAGGTACCAGGCGGTGGCGCTGTTGGCGTCCAGCACGGGCTCGACCACGGGCTCCAGCGCGGTGCGGCCCCCGGTGCGGAACTCGTTGACGTTGCTCGGGGTTGCCGGCATGTACTGGTTGCTGGTGAGCTGGTAGGCGGTTTGCTCCAGCGCAGCGGGCACGATCAGGAAGCTGGGCGCCAGGTTCAGCTCTTCGCCCTGCAGGCCCTTCTGCACGCGCATGGCGGCGCGGGCCGTGGTCAGGCTGCTGAGCTGCAGCGCACTGCCGCCACCCGTGCCCAGGTTGGCGTGGCCGCCGGCCGTGGTGATGGCGGTGGCGTTGAACAGCGCGCCGCCGTCGCTCAGGTTGGCGTTGGCCGTGAGCTGGCTGTAGACCAGGCGGTTTTCCAGGCGGCGGGAGGCGAAGCCGTAGGCCGTGACCAGGCGGTCAAAGGCGCGCAGGTCATCATTGATGATGGCCTGGCGGGTGAGGCTGACGATGCGACCGTAGGTGACCACGGCATACGTCTCGGCACCGTCACGCATGGTGCCGTACTTGAACTCGCCGTGCTCGTTGGTCTGCAGCAGGTCAGGCGCACCGGAGAGCTGCACCACGTTGATGCTCTTGAAGTCCGGCGCGTTGGGGCCGCGGCGGGCCCACAGGGCGTAGGTGCCGGGGTTCTCGTCGTAGGCGTTGCGCAGGCGCTTGGTGGCCACGTTGGCGAACAGGCTGGAGAAGTCGCCCGTGGTGTGCATGCCGGGGCTGCGGAAGTGCAGGATCCGGCCGGCCAGCGTCACGCGGTCCAGGCCGCGGGTGTTGACGCCGTGCGCGTCCAGGAACTGCCGGCCGATTTCCAGCAGCGACATGCCGCGGAACTGCCTGCCCTGGTCGTCCAGCTGCGTGCTGGGCGCGATGCGGTGCAGGATGGCCTGCTCGATGCCGGCCATGCGGGTCTGCATTTCGTCGCGCACGGTTTCCACGCGCGAGCCCACGTTGCGGTGGCCACCGGCGGCGGCGTCACGCACGGCCAGCTCGGCCAGCACGGCAGCGCGGGCCTGGTCAACGGTCTGGCCGGTGCGGATCAGGCCCACGGCCAGGTGCGGCACGTTGTGGCGCACGCACAGGTCCGTGATGTCGGCGGCCTGGGTGGCGGCGTCGTTGCGCTGGTCTTGCGCCAGGGCGCCAGCAGCGGGGGTGGTGGCGGCGTTGGATGCGCTGCCGGCTTGGAGAGTTTCGTCCATGGTGGTCCTCGTGGAGGTGGTCAAGGAGTGGGCAGCTGCCCGATGAAGCGCCGCGCCGCCTGCAGCGCCTGCGGGTGCAGACGCTGCGGGTGTTGCGGCGACAAACAGGCACGGCGTGCCATGCGCGGAATCGGCACCGCTGCGGGTGCCGGAAAGGGGGTCCGCCGGGATGGGCACGAACGAGAGTTCGGCGGGTTCCCAATCCACGGCGCGGTACAGGGGGGCGTCAGTCTTGCCATCCGTGCGGTTGGCGGCGCTGACGATCTCGTATT